TAAAACCTGGTGATTTAGTAATGATTCATCATAATGTTTTTAGAAGATTTTATGATATTAGAGGTAACGAAAAAAACAGTAAGTCTTATTTTAAAGATAATTTATATTTTGTCCAACTAGATCAAATATATTTATATAAAAGAAGTAGTAAATGGAAATCTTTTGGTGATAGATGCTTTATAGCACCACTAAAAAATAATGATGAAATAAACACTTCTTTAGAGCAAAGCCTTATTGGTGTATTAAAATATGGCAATAGTGCGTTAGAAGCGCTAGAAATAAACGAGGGAGACGTTGTGGGTTATACTCCATTTGGAGAATATGACTTTATAGTAGATAACAAGCGTCTTTACTGTATGAAATCTAATGATATTGTAATTAAGTATGAACGTCAAGGAAACGAAAAAGAATATAATCCAAGCTGGGCAAAAAGCAGTTGAAGAGTTAATTAAGGTTGCAAAAGAACCTATTGTAGATTCCGAAGATGATATATCGGCAGATAGATTAAAAAACGCCGCTGCTACTAAAAAGCTAGCTATATTTGATGCTTTTGAAATTTTAACACGTATTCAAGAAGAAGAAAATATATTAGATAATAAACCTACAGAAAAAAAAGAAAATACTTTTAGTGGGTTTGCAGAAAGAAGATCTAAGTAATGTATAAACAAACATTATATAAAATAGTTGAACCTATTAAACCTCAAGTAATTAAAAGGTTAAACAGATATAAAAAATGGGAATATGGATACAATAAAGAATATGATATTATCGTTATATCAAAAACTGGTCAAATTGGTGAAATATATGAAATCCAAAATCTGCAAATAGCATTACCATTAATAGATAAACCACATAAAAGATCTGACAAAAAACTAGAACAATACTGGGAAGTATTTGAACCTAGAAAAGAATTAAAAAAAATCAAAACTATATTTGATTGGAAAGCTTATCCTGAAACATTTAAAGAAAACTTACATGACTACATTGATAATGAGTTTAAAAGACGTGAAGAAGGTTTCTGGTTTTATAACAAAGGTATTCCTACCTATATTACTGGTACTCACTACATGTATCTCCAATGGTCAAAGATTGATGTTGGGCGAGCAGAGTTTAGAGAAGCAAATAGATTATTCTTCATATTCTGGGAAGCTTGCAAAGCAGATAAAAGATCGTACGGAATGTGTTATCTTAAAAACAGACGATCTGGATTCTCTTTTATGGCATCAGGCGAAACTGTTAACATGGCCACAATATCGAGCGATGCTAGATTCGGTGTGTTGTCAAAATCAGGTGCAGATGCTAAAAAAATGTTCACCGATAAAATCGTACCAATCTCAGTTAACTACCCGTTTTTCTTCAAACCGATTCAAGATGGTATGGACAGGCCGAAAACAGAACTGGCTTACAGAGTTCCAGCGTCGAGATTCACTAGGAAAAAAATGGACAGCAATGAACAGCTTGAAGAAATTATTGGACTCGATACTACCATTGACTGGAAAAACACGGGAGACAACTCCTATGATGGTGAGAAACTCGCGCTACTCGTACATGATGAGGCGGGTAAATGGGAAAAACCTGAAAATATTCTTAATAACTGGAGAGTAACAAAAACAACATTAAGATTAGGTAGTAGAATTATAGGTAAGTGTATGATGGGGTCAACGAGTAATGCTCTTGACAAAGGTGGTAGAAATTACAAGAAAATATATTATGACTCAGATGTTACCAAAAGAAACCGCAATGGACAGACTAGCTCAGGATTATATTCTTTGTTCATACCTATGGAATGGAACTACGAAGGATACATTGATTCTTATGGATACCCTGTCTTTGAAACTCCAAAATCCAAAGTTGAAGGAATCGATGGTCAAAAGATTGAAATCGGTGTCATTGAACACTGGGAGAATGAAGTAGATGGTCTTAAAGATGACCCAGACGCATTAAACGAATTATATAGACAGTTTCCACGTACTGAAAAACACGCGTTCAGAGATGAAACTAAAAGATCTTTATTTAATTTAACAAAGATTTACGAACAAATAGATTATAATGAAGATTTAAAACACTCAGGGGTTGTAACTCAGGGTAATTTTCAATGGGAAAATGGGATTAAAGATACAAGCGTACAGTTTTTACCAAGCAAACAAGGTAGGTTTTTTGTATCATGGGTTCCAAACAGAAATGAACAAAATAGATATATTATTAAAAACGGTAAAAAATATCCTGCAAATGAACATATGGGTGCTTTTGGTTGTGATAGTTATGATATATCAGGAACAGTAGATGGTAGAGGGTCAAAAGGTTCTTTACATGGGTTAACAAAATTTATGATGGACGGTCCACCTAATTTATTCTTTTTAGAATATATAGCAAGACCACAAACTGCTGAAATGTTTTTTGAAGATGTTCTTATGGCATTATATTTTTATGGTATGCCATTATTAGCAGAAAATAATAAACCAAGATTACTTTACTATTTAAAGCGAAGAGGTTATAGAAATTACTCTATGAATCGTCCAGATAAAACAATGTATAAATTATCTATAGCTGAAAAAGAAATAGGTGGTATACCTAATTCTAGTGAAGACGTAAAACAAGCACACGCTGCAGCAATTGAATCTTATATTGAAAGTTTTGTAGGTTACAACAACGAACAATATGGATCAATGTATTTTCAAAGAACATTAGAGGATTGGGCTGCATTTGACATAAACAATAGAACTAAACATGATGCTGCAATAAGCTCTGGTTTAGCTATTATGGCTTGCAACAAAAATAAATATAGACCAGTAGCTGAAGTTATTAAAGAAAAAGTAAATTTAAATTTTTCAAGATATGATAACAAAGGCACTAAATCAAAAATAATAATAAATGATTAATACAAGTACTAATAGTTCATTTCCAAGTCAGGTGGTACCTGTTGCGGAAAAGCTTAGTTGGGAGTATGGCTTACAAGTAGGACAAGCTATTGAATATGAATGGTTTAGAGGCGGTAGAATTAACAGTGGTAAATGGCACACTGGTTATCAAAACTTTAACAGATTAAGATTATATGCTCGTGGTGAACAATCTGTACAAAAATATAAAGATGAGTTATCAATTAATGGTGACTTAAGCTATTTAAATTTAGACTGGAAACCAGTACCTATTATACCTAAGTTTGTAGATATAGTAGTTAATGGTATATCATCTAAAGATTATGATGTAAAAGCTTTTGCTCAAGATCCGTTTTCAACAAAACAGAGAACTAACTATGCAAACTCTATTATGCGAGACATGATGAGTAAACCATTGTTAGACAGCATAAAACAAAATTTAGGAGTTGATATATATAGTTCAATTGATCCAGCTAATCTACCTCAAAACAAAGAAGAATTAGAAGTTCATATGCAATTAAATTACAAACAATCAGTTGAAATAGCTGAAGAAGAAGTAATTAATAATGTATTAGATTTTAATAAATATGAATTAACTAAGAAAAGATTAGTCGAGGATATAGTTACTATAGGTATAGGAGCTGTAAAAACTAGCTTTAATAAATCTGAAGGTGTTGTTATAGATTATGTAAACCCTGCTAATATGGTTTGGTCATATACTAATGATCCAAATTTTCAAGATATATATTATGTAGGTGAAATAAAATCAATAACTCTTGCTGAGTTAAAAAAGGAATTTCCTGATTTAACTAATGAAGATTTAAAAATGATTCAAAAATATCCTGGTAGAGAGGGATATCAGCGAGGACCTTATAACAATGATTTAGTACAGGTTATGTATTTTGAATACAAAACTTATATAGATCAAGTATTTAAATTAAAGCATACCGAGCAAGGATTAGAAAAAGCATTAGAAAAACCTGACTTTTTTAACCCACCACCAAGTGATAATTTTGATAGAGTTTCAAGATCAATTGAAGTGTTATTTAGTGGTGCTAAAGTTTTAGGTGTACAACAAATGCTACGATGGGAAATGGCAACTAACATGACTAGGCCTAAAAGTGATTTAACTAAGGTTAATATGAATTATAACCTTGTAGCTCCTCATATGTATCAAGGTAGAATTGATTCATTAGTAAATCGTATTACAGGATTTGCTGATATGATTCAATTAACATCTTTAAAATTACAACAAGTAATTGCTAGAATGGTGCCAGATGGTGTATTTGTAGATGTAGATGGTTTAGCAGAAGTTGATTTAGGTAATGGAACTAATTATAATCCACAAGAAGCTTTAAACATGTATTTCCAAACTGGTAGTATAGTTGGTAGAAGTTTAACACAAGATGGTGATCCTAACAGAGGTAAAGTACCAATACAAGAATTACAAACATCTAGTGCTAACGGTAAAATATCTTCTTTAATTAATACTTATCAGTATTATTTACAAATGATTAGGGATGTAACCGGACTTAATGAAGCAAGAGATGGTAGTATGCCAGATAAAGATTCTTTAGTTGGTTTGCAAAAAATGGCAGCTAACGCTTCTAATACAGCAACTAAGCATATTTTAAATGCAATGATGTATCTTACAGTTAGAACATGTGAAAATATTTCATTAAGAGTTTCTGATATGTTAGATTTTCAATTAACAAATGATTCATTAAAAGCAAGTATAGGTAAGTTTAATGTTGCTACGTTACAAGAAATAGATAATTTACATTTATATGATTTTGGTGTGTTTTTAGATTTAGAACCTGAAGAGGAAGAAAAAGCACAACTTGAACAAAATATTCAAATGGCTTTACAGCAAAATCAAATATTCCTTGAAGACGCTATTGATATAAGAGAAATTAAAAACTTAACATTAGCTAATCAAGTTTTAAAATATAAAAGAGTCAAAAAACAAAAAGCTGATCAAGAGGCTCAAATGGCTAACATACAAGCTCAAACTCAATCTAACACTGAAGCCGCTGAAAAATCTAACATGGCTGAAGTACAAAAAGCTCAAGCATTAAATGAGACAAATGTTCAATTTGAAAAAGCTAAATCTGATTTTGAAATACAAAGAATGCAGACAGAGGCTCAAATACAAGAACAACAAATGGCTCAACAGTTTGAATACGACATGAAACTTAAAGAAGCAGAGCTTGGTAATCAAAAAGCAAAAGAAAAAGAAATTGAAGATCGTAAAGACAATAGAACAAAACTTCAAGCAACTCAACAGTCTAAAATGATAGACCAAAGAAAAAATAATTCATTACCAATCGATTTTGAAGATGATAGTGGATTAAATTTAGAACAATTTATGTAGATAAATTATTATTAATTATTATTATATTATATTATGTCAGAAACAAAAGAAAAAGCTGGAAAGCTTAAGGTTAAAAGACCTAAAAAGCTAGTACAAAAAGATGAACCTATAAAAGTAGATTTATCACAACCAAAAGAAACAGATGCCATTCAAGAGCAAAAAACAGGAGCAGTTCCTGATGATAAATCATCCGGAGATATACAAAAGGTGGAAATTAAAGGAGAACAATCCGATAAAAAGCCCGATGCGCCTATTGAAGTTGAAGAAGAGCAACCTGTTATAGAAGAAATAATTGAACCTCCTGTAGAAGAAGAAGAAGAAGTTATTGAAATTGGTGAAAAAATGGAACTACAAGATCAACCTGAAGGGGTTATATCACAAGAAGTTCCAAAAGAAGATATTCCTACGTTACCTGAAAATATTGTTAAAGTTGTAGACTTTATGAATGAAACAGGTGGAACACTAGAAGATTATGTAAGATTAAATCATGATTATTCAAACGTAGATAATGATACTTTATTAAGAGAGTATTATTCGCAAACGAAATCACATTTAGATTCAGAAGAAATTAACTTTTTAATTGAAGATAATTTTTCATGGGACGAAGATGTAGATGAGCCGCGAGATGTGCGTAAAGCAAAGCTCGCATATAAAGAAGAGGTTGCAAAAGCTAAACAGCATTTAGAAGGTTTAAAGAGTAAATATTACGAGGAAATTAAATTAAGACCTGGTGTTACTCAAGAACAGAAAAAAGCTGTGGATTTTTTCAATCGCTACAATGAAGATCAACAAGTAGCACAACAACAACATGAAACATTTAAGTCTAATACTAAAGATTATTTTGGTTCCGAATTCAAAGGTTTTGATTTTTCGGTAGGAGAAAAAAAGTTTAGATATGGAATAAAAAATGTTAATGAAGTTGCTGATACCCAGTCAAATATTACCAACACCATTAAGAAGTTCTTAGATAAAGAAGGTAATGTAAATGATGTTAAAGGTTATCACAAAGCTATTTACGCTGCTGAACATGCTGACACTATAGCTAGTCATTTTTATGAACAAGGTAAAGCAGATGCAATAAAAGATTTAAGTGCTAAATCTAAAAATATAAATACAGAAACTAGATCAAGTGATCCAGGTAGTGTGTTTGTAGGAGGTTTAAAAGTTAAAGCTATTAGTGGTGCTGATTCTTCAAAACTTAAAATTAAAACAAGAAAATTTAACTAAAAACTTTAAATTATTATGGGATCAATAAATCCTGTATTTGGGTCGATCGTACCTTCTCAAGTACAACAAACGTTACAAAGTAACTACTTAGCTTTCAATGGTGGAGCTAATGACTTTGCTCAACAGTATCTCCCTGAGATATATGAGCAAGAAGTAGAAAGATATGGAAACAGAACTTTATCTGGTTTCCTTAGAATGGTTGGCGCTGAAATGCCAATGACATCTGATCAGGTTATCTGGTCTGAGCAAAACAGATTACACATCTCTTATACAGGCGTAACTGGACCTGGAGCTGGTTTAGCTGTATTTAATGTACCAACAAACGCTGGAACTATTCAAAATGCTATTTTTGCAAATGATACTATCGTTGTTATGAACCCTGATTCAGGTGTAGCATTAAAAGGTATTGTTCAATCAACTGCGGGTGGTGCAGGTGTAACTACAAATGTAACTGCTTATCCTTTTACTGCTGCTAACTGGGACGGATTGTTCACAGGTGGTGGTGCTGCTAGCAACCTTAAAATATTTGTTTATGGTTCGTTATTTGCAAAAGGATCACAAACTGCAGGCGCTGATAAATCAATAGAGCCTCAGTTCACACAATACTCTAATCAACCGATCATTATCAGAGATAGATATGCTATCAATGGTTCTGATATGGCTCAAATTGGTTGGGTAGAAGTTGCTACTGAAGATGGTACATCAGGATACTTATGGTATCTAAAAGCTGAGTCTGAAACAAGACTAAGATTTGATGACTATTTAGAAATGGCAATGGTAGAAGGTGAATTAGCTTCTGGCGCTGGTGGTGTGAGTTTTGCTGCTCAAAGTGCTAATGTACCAAGCTTTACAGCTGCAGGTGGAAACGCTGTAGCTCACGGTTCTGAAGGTTTATTTGCTGCTATCTCTGCAAGAGGTAATGTATTTAGCGGATTTGCTGGTGCAACTGGTATCTCTGACTTTGACTCAGTACTTAAAAATCTTGATACTCAAGGTGCAATAGAAGAAAACATGCTTTTCTTAAATAGAGACATGGATTTAGAATTTGACGACATGCTAGGACAAATTTCTGCAGGTGGTCTAGGTGGTGTTGCTTATGGTTTATTTGAAAACTCTGAGGACATGGCTTTAAATCTAGGTTTCTCTGGTTTTAGAAGAGGTTCTTATGACTTCTATAAAACTTCATGGAAATACTTAAACGATGCTTCTACAAGAGGCGCTGTTGCAGTAAATAATATCGATGGTGTTCTTATCCCTGCTGGAACTTCAACTGTTTATGACCAAATTCTTGGTACAAACATTAGAAGACCTTTCTTGCACGTAAGATATAGAGCTTCTCAATCTGATGACAGAAGATATAAAAACTGGATCACTGGTACTGCTGGTGGTGCTTATACTTCTGAAGTTGATGAGATGGTGGTTAACTGGTTATCTGAAAGATGTCTAGTAACTCAAGCTGCGAACAACTTTGTGTTATTCCAAAACTAAGATTATTCTTATTAAAAGTGTTAGGCGCTTCGGCGCCTAGCCTTTTATTTTATTAAATTATTATATTATATTATATCATGGCAAAACAAAAACAAGAAGTATTGGTTGAAGAACCAGTACAAGTAAAAAAAGTAGAGGTTAAAAAACCTCAATGGGAAATAAAAGATAGAACATATCTTTTACTGCACGACCAGGCTCCATTAACATATAGACTAGGATCAAGACACTCTACAAGATATCCTTTATTGTGGTTTGATACAGAAAAAAAAGAACAAAGAGAATTAAGGTATGCAAGCAACCAAAATTCACCATTTGTAGATGAACAAAAAGGTGAAGCAACAATGGGGCATATCGTATTTGATGACGGTGTATTAACCGTACCAAAAGAAAAACAAAACTTACAAAAACTTTTATCTTTATATCACCCAAGACTAGGGTCAACATATAAAGAGTTTGAAGCAAATATAGTTGCTGAAAACGAAGTTGATGAAATACACGCAGAAATAGAAGCTTTAATGTTTGCTAAACAGTTAGATATTGATCATGCTGAAGCAATATTAAGAGTAGAAAAAGGATCTTCTGTTTCTAATATGAGTTCAAAAGAAATAAAAAGAGATTTACTTTTGATGGCTAAGAAAAATCCTCATTCATTTATGGCTATAGCTAACGATGAAAATGTTGGTTTAAGAAATACAGGTATTAAAGCTGTTGAAAATAATTTAATTAAACTATCACAAGATCAAAGAACATTTTTATGGGGATCAAATGATAGAAAGCTTATGACTGTTCCTTTTGATGAAAATCCATATTCAGCATTAGCTGCGTGGTTTAAAACTGACGAAGGAGTAGAAGTTTACAAAACTATAAATAAAAAGTTACAATAACGTGTAACTATAATTATAATAGCGGGTCACTTCGGTGACCCAGCTGTTATTACATAAAATATTAAAATGGCAATAAACGTAAATACTGTATATCAAACCGTTTTATTAATACTAAACAAAGAACAAAGGGGTTACATGACGCCTTTGGAATTTAATAAAATAGGTGCTCAAACTCAATCAGAAATATTTGGAACATATTTTGAAAGTTTAAATCAACAACTACGTGTGCCACAGGCAAATGCAGATTATTCTGATAGAGTTGTAAATCTTGATGAAAAAATTGCTATTTTTAAAGACTATGGAAACGCTACATCAGTATCTTCAAGTAACGTTTTTAATTTACCTAATCAATATTCTGGAACTTCTTCCGCAACACAACAGTTTACAGCTGTTGACCCTCAATTAACATATACCCTAACTGGAGATGCTTTAAGTTTATCTAATAACAATGCTATTAGTGATGTATTTGTAAATGATGTAGAATTAGCATCAACAGAATATAGTGTTAGTGGTGCAACTTTAACATTAGTTAATCAACCTACGGCTGGTCAAATTATAATAATAAATCTTTATCCAAAACAATTTTATAGATTAGGACAAGTATTGTATCAAGTAGGTGCTTTAGATACAGAAGAAGCTCAAAGAGTAGATAGAGGCGAATTATATCATTTGTTAAGTTCTAATTTAACAAAGCCAACTACAGTAAACCCTATTTATACATATGAAAATAATCAGCTTACTGTTTATCCAACAAGTATAGTTAGCGGTTTAGCAGTAAGTTATATAAGAAAACCAATACCTCCTATTTGGTCTTTTACGTCTGGATCTCAGTATGTTTTTCAACCTACATCATCTTGTAATTTTGAATTACATATTTCAGAGCAAGTAGAATTAATAGTTAGAATATTATTATATGCTGGTGTAGTAATAAAAAATCAAGAAATAATACAAGTTGCAGCTTCACAAATTCAACAAGAAAATATAAATCAAAAAAGTTAATAAGTTATGCCAATACCTAATGGTGGATTAATCACCGAAACTAACAGACAATATTACGCTGGCGCTCAGCAGTTTACTATAGGTTCAACTGGAGTTGGTCAAACATTTACTAGTTCATTTGAAACTAATTTAACTTTTGGTAGCTCTGATCCTTCAGCAGCAGGTTATGGTTTAAATAACTTTAAAGTTTACACAAGCCCTGACGCAAATGCATGGACTGAATTAATACCAACATCAGCTATATCTTCAACTACAGGTAAAACTACAAATGCTATTGTAGCGGTAGGTAATCCAAGAGCTGTACCTTTAACCGTTACAAACGCTTCTATATTAAAAGATATGGTTGTGTTAGACGCAAACACAGGTGTTTCTTACGGTACTGTTTTAGTAGATCTTCCAGTTGGAAATACAAATGTAACTTGTAATATAACAACACAAATACCTGTTTCTACAGATTTAAAATTTCAATTTGCAAGTCCTTGGACAGAAGTAAATAACATTGTAACTATAAACGCTAGCTTAACATCTGGTAATTATCTTAAAATTCAAATTAATGAAGATACATTATGGGATATGCACGGTAGTTATGAGTATGCTAAATTAGATGATATTATTAATAACTTTTTAATAGCTTATGTAGGACCTGGAAAATTAATACCTAGTGTAAAAAGAACCGATGTAATATTTCACGCTAAACGTGGTTTACAAGAGTTTAGTTATGATACTTTAAAAAGTATAAGATCACAAGAATTAACTATTCCTGAAAGTTTATCTCTTGTAATACCTCAAGATTATGTTAATTATGTAAGGTTATCATATGTAGATAACATGGGAGTACAACATACAATATTTCCAGCTAATGAATTAACATTAAGACCTTATGCTACTCCAGCACAAGATAACGATGGTTTACCTACTCAGGATGGTAATAATTCTAACATAGATGGTACATCACAAACTACAGTAAAATGGGACGCTAATAACCCAAGAAATATTAGTGGTGCTTATATAAATGATTATTCTATCGCAGATGTTTATTGGACAAGTTATTATGATGGTGCTTTAGGTCAAAGATATGGATTAAACCCTGAAACAAGTCAAAGAAATGGTTGGTTTATAATTGATGATAGAAAAGGTTTATTTGCTTTTTCAAACAACTTAAAACAAAAATTAATAATATTAGAATATATATCAGATGGTAATGCTTATGGTTTAGACTTAAGAATACCTAAAATGGCTGAAGAAGCTTTATATGCTCACATATTATACTCAATATTATCTACAAGTGTAGGTATACAAGAATACATCGTTCAAAGATTTAAAAGAGAACGAAGCGCTAAATTAAGAAATGCTAAAATTAGATTATCAAATCTTAAGCTTGATCAAATAGTTCAAGTTATGAGGAATAAATCTAAATGGATTAAATATTAAATATGGCTGAAATTAAAAATAGTTTCTTGAGGTCCAAGATGAATAAAGACTTGGACGATAGACTAATACCTAATGGTGAATATCGTGATGCGCAGAATATATCTGTAGGTAAATCAGAAGCTGATGATATAGGTGCTTTAGAAAATGTATTAGGCAATGTTTTAGTATCTGGAACTGATTTAGGTAATGCTAATTTAGAAACTATAGGTTATTTTGCTGATTCAAATAATAGTACTATATATTTATTTTTAACAGACAATACTAATCATTATATATATAAATATTTTAACAGTACTTATACAAAATTAGTTGAAGGTAGTTTTTTAAATTTTAGTAAAAACAATGTAATTATAGGTATTAATTTAGTAGAAAATTTATTATTTTGGACTGATAACTTAAATCAACCTAGAAAAATAAACGTTACTAAGTCTTTAGGTTACTACACTAAAGAAAATCAAATATCAGTTGCTAAATATAATCCTTATGAAGCATTAACTTTGTTAAAAACAGTTGAAGTAACAGGCGCTACTTGCCCTCCTTCAACAACATTAACGCTAGCTCAATCAAATACTAATATTAAAAAAGGTATGCTAGTCGTTGCTACTACAAATGCCGGTGCTGTTAAAATTGCAGCTTCCGAATATTTATATGTAAGTAATATATCAGGAACAACAGTAACTTTAAATGTTTCACCTGCTGCCGCTGTTTTAGCAAATGATACAGTTAAGTTTTTAGCAACAACAATGACAGGTAAAGACATTACTTATGATTTTAATAGCGGTGTTGATTGGCCTGGTGATCCAGATTTTTTAGAAGACTTGTTTGTAAGGTTTAGTTATAGATTTAAGTTTGATGATAATGAATATTCATTAATGGCTCCATTTAGTCAACCAGCTTTTATTCCACAACAAAAAGGTTATTTTTTAGGAAGTGGCGGTGCAAGTCCAGCAACTCCTGATGATGAAAATGCCGCTTATAGAAGTACTATTTTAGATTTTATGCAAAATGGAGTACAAAATGTGGAATTAATAATACCTCTTCCAGACGTACAAAGCAAACTAGGAGATCAAACTGCTGATACATATAAAATAACTGAAATAGATATATTATATAAAGAATCTGATGGTAGAGCAGTTAAAGTTTTAGATACAGTACTAACAAGTGATTTTCCACCAACAACAAGTGGTATAAGTACTTATACTTATGATTATCAATCAAGAAAACCTTATAAAACACTTCCTGAAAGACAAACAGTAAGAGTATATGATAAAGTTCCTGTGAGAGCTTTAGCACAAGAAGTTTCAGGTAACAGAGTAATATATGCTAATTTTCAAAGTCAACATACACCACCTGCTTCATTAAATTATAATGTAGGTGCTAACGCAAAAAGCTCAACTGCTTTTGAAACATGGGCAGAATATCCTAATCACACATTAAAACAAAATAGAAATTATCAAGTTGGTTTTATATTATCTGATAAATTTGGAAGACAATCATCGGTAATTTTATCTTCAGTAGATGATGGGGTAAGTGTGGGCGGAACATTTTTTGGTGGTTCAACTTTTTATCACCCGTATAGATCAAGTACACAAAACTTAAAAGAATGGTGGGGTGATGCTTTAAAAGTTGTAATTAATAGTTCTATTACAAGTGTTAAAAATACTAACACAGGTGTTCCTGGTTTATATGCTGACGCTATATCAAATGGATTTAATACAACAGGTACTACAACAACAATAAGCAATAACATTTATACTTTTACTTTAAGCGGTGGTGATACTAGCGGTATACCAGTAGTTAACTCATATTTAAGAGGTGAATATACTGATTTTGTAAAAGTAACAAATGTTACTGGTGGTCCAGGTTATACTGTTACTACAGATGGTGAAATAAATAATGAATTGTATTTATCAAACTTAAACAACCCAGACATAAAATTTGCTTATAATATTAATAATCCTTTAGGTTGGTATTCCTATAAAATAGTGGTAAAACAACAAGAGCAAGATTATTATAACTGTTATTTTCCAGGATTTTTAGATGGTTATCCAGGTCAAAGTAGCGTTACTTTTCCTACAGATGAAGATGGTAAAACAGGGCATGTTGTATTATTAAATGATAATATAAATAAAGTTCCAAGAGATTTATCTGAGGTAGGACCAGAACAAAAACAATTTAGAAGTTCTGTAAGATTGTATGGTAGAGTAAACAACACAGCTACTGATAATGTTCAGTTTTTTCCTGTAAACGTTAGTGGTACTCAAGTATTACCTTTAGCTATAACTGCAGATACTATAGCTGACGCTGATGATTTAAAAATGGCAACAAGTGAAATAACTACGCCAACTAATTTTTATCAATTAGACACAAATCCCTTAATAGCTAGGTTATCTACATCAAATGCAGGTACTACAGTTTTAGGTATTACAGACCCTACAATGGTTCCTCATTTATCTATAGCTGAAACTGAACCTGTAGAATCAGTATTACAATTGTTTTATGAAACATCTACAACAGGACTAATAGCAGATTTAAACGCAGATGTAGAGACTGGTTTTGATGGTGTAGCTGGATTATCAGCTTTATCTTATTCGCAAAATGAAAACATGGCTGCTAGTATAGATTTAACAGGTGTTTTTTATCCGCAAAACAACCAAGGTAGTAATTTTGCTAATACAGATATTTCAAGCGTAAATCTAGTTGTTACTGATGGAACCAATACTACTAGAACTTCAGATTTTAGTTTAATAAATTCAGGAACAGGATACAAACTACAAACAGCAAATAATCAGTTTGTTTTTAGAGATGATGGATCTACTAAAGAAGTATATACTTTTTCTTTTACATTTACAACTACTAGTGGCGACACAAGTACTGTAACAGCTACAGGATCTTTAGGTAATATTGCTCCTGAGTTTACTGCTGGTGCAAGTTTACCAGATGTAAGCTCTGCTGTAGCTACGGGAAATTCTGTAAATGATCCAATAGTTACACGAGGAGGTAATAATGGTTCTAATAGTAATAACACAGATGATTTATTATATAGTATATCAGCTGGTAATACTAATAATTATTTTAGTATAGAATCAACCACGGGTAAAATTTGGAAATCTAGTAATACACCTATAGGTGTTTATAATTTAACTTTAAAAATAGAAGATGCTGTGTTAAATGGTGTTGCGCAAACAGGTAGCTTAAATATATCTAAAACACAAAAAGTAACTATCGGTGCTACAGGTATTAATGCTAGTGCTAAATCAACATGTAGAGCAGTTGGTAGTGCTGGTAATCCAGCAAATAATCAATTATCCGCTCCAATAAATCAGACTCCTGTTTCCGGTGTTTGGTATTTAAGCGATAGCACTTTATCTTCAAGTGATTTACCTATAACACCTACAACTGCTCAATCAGGTTTTTCTCAAGGTGGTGGATTTAAAATAGGTAACGCATTATCTCAAGGTACCGTAGTGTTTCAATGTATTATACAGCAAGCTTTTACTAATAACACTGGTTTAAGCCCAAGAACACAAAGTAGTGTAATATGGAAAGTTTTTTATAGAGATCCAAGTGGAACTAATACTTGGAATATAATTCCAGATGTAAATAATTTTGATATGGGAGCGCCAGGTTTTCCAGGTAATTTAGTAAATGAAACTTTTAACGCTTCTGACGCGGTAGGTAAACAAGCTTCTGGAGCTTTTGCTTTTGATGAAGTAGGTGAGTATGCTATTTGTGCTACGGAATTAATAACTCAAGAAGCAGCTGTAAATGCAGATGCTGTTTGCGCTTGGGTTAATTCTAATGATTTATACTATAGCGACTGTGTAATAGAAAATGCAGTTGAAGTTTCAGATAGTGGAACACCGAAAGCCTATAAATATGATATTTCTACTGCTCAAACTGATTACAGTTGTGTTGCTACTACCTCTACTCATTACTATGCACCAATGCCTTATGCTAAATATGTTGATTTATTCTATAGTAATGTT